GTTTGATGAGGAAATCTGTTATGTGTTTTCCCTCTTTACCTGATTCGATGATTATTTTTGACCACTCGGGGTCAAGGTATGTTTCAACTCTTGGTCTTCCCACGGGTTTTTTTGGTTGTTCCATTATCGTTTTGTTTTATAGTTTGCTGCGTTGTTGATGATTGTAAGTAATTCTCCCTTCTCTGGTTGACCGTTCGAGTTTGGGAATATGGAATTATAGATGTGATATGCTTCAGCTAACTTGTGGTCTTCTAATGACTCAACAGGGGTATTGTAGATTGACGCCATGAAGTCACGTGCGAGTTGAACATAACTTGGAATGTTCAAATTGTTTATTACTTGTTTTTTCTTCTTACAATTACAACCCATCTTCAGTTTGATTTAAAGTAGATTCTTTTATATTATAGAAAATTTTTGACAATTTTGAATAGATTTCCGCACGATTATATGATTCACTTTTGATAGAGAATTTCCATTCCATTTCCAAAAAGAAAATCAATTGGTCAATCGTGAGTTCAAACTCATCGATGTTTTTCGTTGAGACGTTTTTCTCAAAATAGAATTGAGATAATTCAGTAATCAGTTGTTTCCTTTCTTCATCAGAATAAGAAAAATATTCTGTAATTCTCTCTCTAAAATCTTTTTCCATATAGATAAATATAATAAAAAACCCTCTGTAGAAACAGAGGGTTATTAGACAGAAGAAAAAATAAAGAATAGATAATGACTGACGGATATGCAGGAAAACTCCTGTCTAAATATTGGTTTTGTGACCTACACAATCTTCGATACGAGATTCGAGGTGTCTAATAACTTTTTGTTGTTCATCAATCTTCTCTGTCAATATTTTTATTTCACTTCTAAGTCCATCGATTATTTGTTCGTAAACTTGTATTTGAAGTAAGATATTTTTAAAACTTGTTGATACCAAATCAACTTTGTCTTTTCTTATTCCCCATATAAAACCCCCAATACCTGTTATTGAGGATATGATTGTTGTTATGATATATTCATTCATAACTATTAAATATTAGTCAATTTTCTTAGACAAATCCTTTAGAGGAATTTCTACAATATCTCCGGTTTCGAGTTTCACATTTGCAACACTTCTTGAAATGTTTACTCGTTGAACTATCCCGATTTTACCTATTAGTTCAGGGTTTGTTGAGTTCATAATCTTCACTTGACCTTCTGTTATTTTGTTTGGTAATTTAAAACCCATGATTTACATTTTTTCTTTTTCTATATCCTCTTCAGTAAGGATAGTAATTGATTCTTTATTGGAAATACTTTTTTTCAATTCTTCTTTCATATCATTCAACCAAATATTATGTAACCTCAATCTTTCTAATGAGGTGAGTTTACATTCAGAACCTGTTTGCCATTCTTGGAGTTTCATAATAAAAATTTTAAATCATCAATCAAAATTTCTAAATTTTCTTTTGTTAAATACATAATAGTGTCAGGTCTATCTCCGGTTTCTATACAGACCATATATAGGTCATTCAATTCTACGAATGATAAAATATTATCTGTGTTGTTGTCACAGATGTGTTCTACTTTTCTTATTCTCATAATTTGTTTTTTTTTAATGATAAGAATTCTTTATTTTAAATCCAAATTGTTTTTTTTTTCTATTTGATATAGTTATCCCTATATCCAAGGAACCTACATTGTTTCCCACGGAAGTGGAAAATCCCTCAAGGATTTTCCCAACACCCCGTAGGGAGAAATCGTTACCTTTTATATTCAACTGGTTTATTTAACAACTTCCAGTTTCATAGCTCTACTACAAATCCACATATCCTGGTGGCACATCTGTTCTGTAATAAGTTCCTTGTCAGGAGTTATGGTTTTTCATATTGCTCCCACTGGTGAACTGATGTGATATCTTTATTATCTTGGACCTTCATATAAGTTAGTTACTCTTATACTATCAAGAAGATAATAACCTTTTGTAAAGAACAGTAATCTTTCATTTTCTCTATCGTTGTATAAAGATGGGATGAAACCATTTTAAGACCCGAGTAATAAATAGATGATACATCCTATAAATTCAAGTTAAAACAAAAAAAATTTTGTTTAATTGTTTATTTGGATATAATTTTTTATATTTATTGTAATGAAAGAATTTATCAATAGGAGAATTTGGGACAAGGACCATGGATTATCTTATTTCTGTTCTGTATGTGGGAAGTACAAACCTGAGAAAGAATTCTATAAGAGGAAGAATTCCAAATGGAACGTTGAACCAAGATGTAAGTTACATTACTCCAAAAAAGGAAAAGAAGATGAAAAGGAAAATTCACACCTCAAGTTTACCCGACTAACAGAAGGGGACTTCATTGGTGCGAGAGAACTTCTAAATATAATGGGGTACAACACCACAGGTAGTGAATCAGTCCATGAACAATTCAAAAAAAGACACAATTTAAAATAACAGATATGATAACAAAAAAAATGATTGAGATATTGGAATATATATCTATGAATGGAAAAGTTCAGGTTGAAGTAACACCGAGAACAATCAAACAGAATGATTCTCTTTACCAAAGAATTTGGAAGTTAGAGGACCTCGGAGCAATCATCACCGAACGAAGAATTGGTATGTCTTCACTACATTCAATAACAAATGTTGGATTAGATATCCTTCAAGGTAAATGTTAGATAGAACAAAATATCCTGAGACACCTGAGTATATTCTGAGAGGTGCGAAAGAACTTCTCGAATTGATGAACTATGACATTACCAAAGAAATTCATCCCCAATTTGTAGAAAGATATGGGGAAGATGTTCTGAAAGGAGCAAGAAGAAGAAAAGTTAAAGAAAAAAAATCTTTACCTTCCAAGAAGAAATAATATATTTATTATTGATTCTAATTCTTGTTCATCATCAGATTCTCTGTAAATCCCACCTCCTCCCATTGGTGGGATTTTTTTTTGTCAAAATTTGTTTGGTGAATTTGTTCTTCTTATCTTTGTGAAAACTAAACACAATGAAAAAACTCATCTTGGTCCTACTGACCACAATGACAATCATCTCTTGTTCCAAAGAAGAACAAACTGAGAATGTTCAAGAATCAACCCTCATCGCTCACTTCAACTTCGATGGTAACACCCTTGACCACTCTACAACAGGTGCTCACGGGTTCACCAATCAACAACCATCATCAGACCGATTTGGAACCCCAAATTCTTCGTTAAAGTTTTCCAATGGGTATTTCCGTTCAGGTAACATTCCGTTCAATTTAAGGGGTCAATACACCTTCTCAATGTGGATGAAGATGAATGGTTATGATGAAGGTCAAGCCGTGATGGAACTAACTGAGAACAGACAATGTAATTCCAATCCTCAGTTTTGGATTCATCAGAATACTGTATATCTCGCCACGAGTTCTCAATCTCAAAACAGAATGAGAATACCTCAGACACCGAGTTGTAATGGTTGGACACACATTCTCTACACCGTAAATGAGACAATCACCAAACTCTATATCAATGGTATTCTCGTTGAGACCAAATCACTCAACTGGCCTCAAACTCAGAACATTGAACTCACACTCGGGAATGCCGGTAATAGTTGTTTTGTCAGACCAATGGTTCAGAACCCATACAAACAACCTTCAAGAGTTATGGTTGATGAGGTGAGAATTTACTCAGGAATTCTATCACAATCAGAGATTACAAGGTTATCAACTTGTGAACCTCCAAAATCAAATACTAAATAAACAAATATAACAAAGTCACAATTATGAACCAGTACGAAAAAAAACCACTCGGGTTTGATAGAACCCAACTCTTCAAAGAGTACACACAACCTATCGTTGAACGTCAAGCAGCACTGAAAACCACGATGACACTTATGGAAACCCATAACCTCAAGTGGTCCATGTCAGACATCCTATTGGTCTCAAAACGACTTATACAATGGATGGAGACAGGTGATGAATCTTGGGTCAAGAAAATGGATGAATATTTCCAACTCAATAGGGACCAACAACTTGAGGAACTATTCTCTGACCATCTCAAGAAAAAGATTGAGATTCTCTAAACCCTGTTTTACAGGGTTTTTTTATGTGGATAACTTTATTTTTTTTGATTCAAAGATTCCCCCTATCTTTGTGGGACAAAACACATAACAATGAAAAAGACAACGACTTTCGACATTTGGATGATTTCCAACATTTCAGTTTTCTTGGGACAAGGTATCGACACAACACAAGGTGAATCTGTTTATTGGCATTTGGATAACGGGTCTCAACTCGAGATTGATTTCAAGAACAAGGAAGTCAAATTTGTGGATTGGAGGTCAGACGACAAGACATATTTCGCGATTGTCGGAATGTCTTCTTCTCGTAACTTTACAACCGGTGATTACTTCACAGACTAAAACATACAACTATGAACCCAATCATCAATTTGAATTATGGACAACATATGTTGTATTCTTATCTCTGTATTTCTATTCACGGTAGAAGAAATAAGGATATAACATTAGAAGAGAGTGCTGAAATCATTGCACAAGTCATCGAACTGACTCATCCTGACCATTACGATGGTGAGGACACACCTGATGTTCAAATAATGATTCAACCCGAAAAATCATTCGAAATCTTCTGTGATTTTTGGGATGAGAATGAAATTTATTTTGCTGAGTTATTCTAATTCCTTACCTTCGTAAAAACATACAACAATGATTTGGAGAGAAGTAATTGACAATGTTTGTAAGAACAACATCGGTAGTGGTCTTACAACTCACCCGAAAGGTGTTATTCAAGGAATCTATTGGTCTGAAGACAACAATGGTAATATCAACTTCGATGTTGAATCCATTAGAGAAGAGTTCGAATATCTCTTGTCTTGTTTGGAAGAATACAACGAAACATCTAACTTCGATTGGGATAATTGTTAAACCACACAAAAACTATAACATCGGGGACAGGACACAATCTGAACATCAATTATTATGAGTACCAAACCACTTTACCTCGCATTTTATCATCGTTCAAAAGGTACAAAAATTTTGACTGATGTATCAGATTTTGTACAGTCGATGGAAGACCATTATCTCTCTCTACCTTCAGGAATTGAAAGGGAGGATGTCAGTAATTATCTCTTTGAACAGACAATGAAAGGACGAGACCCAAACGAATTCGGGACTGTGGTCTTGTATACTTGTTATCTTCTACTCAAAATCACGAACTCATTCAAAGAAGAAGGAAATTTTTACCTGATAGCAATTGGTGATAAAGGAGATGAAATATCGACTGACATCGATTGTGCATTCGTTGGAAACGAAACTTCTGCGATGAGGTTATTCGACAACCTTTGTTCAGAACTAACTCCCGCATAATCAAAACAGGGTCCATTAGAGACCCTGTTTTTTTTTTGTATCAGATATATCAGTCCGAAAAAGATAATCGAAATTTGGGGATTCCTATACCCTTTAAAACGATTTTAAGAACCCGCAGGGAATGTTCCTGTTGGAATTGTATTGACAGGTCCGTAAAAAGGTGGATAAAATTTTGTTGACCCCATCGCAATCGATGACCGATACGCAGAATCACGTTGAGGTAACAACTTCCCAATTTCGACAGTATTATATTCAGGATATCTCGACGCATACGCACAGAGATATCTTCTCATGTTTTGGTCGAAGAATTCCGCAGTTGACTTTGCGTTGTTCTTTAGAAACTGAAACGCACGATAGTCGATTGGATTTCCCTGTTCAGTTCTATTTTGAACCAAACCTACGTTCATCCATTTAATAAAGAAATTATCAAGGAGATGGTACTGTGACCAGGATATTGTGGCAGGAACCACGTATGTATCAAGTAATAACTTGTAAAACCCTGTAACGGTGTTAGCGGATACATCATTTAAAAGTTTTCTATAGAGTGGTTCACCAAGAGTTTCTTGAATGTTGAGATTCTGTGCTGTTTGAATCCCGTATCTCAATTCTCCTGAGTCCACGTTCCCATTTATTGGCAGTCGGTCTTTTATTGTCTCCTCAGACACGAAGTAAACATCAACTAAACTCATACAACTTGGTTTTGAATAATTTCGAGTTTAACATCAACACCTGGATTCACCAACTCAACAAGTGGTTTTAACTCTCTCAATAAATATTTTTGGATTGGTTTAATTGATGTTTCCAAAAATAGTTTATGTGCGGTCATCAATAAATCAGCACTTGAATTAAATCCTGTCTTCTGTGGAAGACCAATGAGAGACCCATCAGGAATCTTATGACCGGCAAGAATTTGATTCTGTACCAATTCAAATACTTCGGAATAGAATCCTTGTTGAAGATTGGATTGAATCTGAGTGATATCAGGTTTTCCATCTTGACCCTCTGAAAAACTTACTATCATCTTTCCACTATTCTGTGCTCCCTCATAACGTTGTTCCAATCTCTGTAAAATATTTCTTTCCTCAGTTTCAGATTGAGGGAATCCATCTGAGAAGTGAACCCATAGTGATGGGTTCGCACCATTGATAAGATTAGCAAGGTTATATACCGTTATCTCGTGGTTCAATCTAATGTCATTTACGACACTCAAATACTGAGGTGAACCGTATGCCCAATACGCAGGGTTCTTGTCTCTAATGAACGCAATTTGTCTATTGGTAAAGTTGTTCGGGTCGAACTGATGAAACTCAATTATACCCGCACGTTTGAATTGTGCCCAATCACGACAATAATAAAATTTTTCAAGAATCAGTTCCACATTATCAGGTGAACCAACTCTCATATACTTTGAAGGAATATAATGAAGACCTGATAGTCCTTGAGACCTATCCTGTTTCCAAATTGTCTCAATAAAGATATTCCCTGTAACAATATAATCGAAAACTATATCTCTGAAAAAGTCATTCAAGGTTTCTGTTTCAGATATCTTGTAATCAGTAACAAACCCTTGACCAACGACGTTATCAATCTTTGACCTCACACACGCATTGTGGATGGGAGAAAAATCCAATAAGTCATACAGACCCATTACAAAATGATTATTCAATCCCCAAGATACCCAAGGTTGATTTCTAACAACCTTTTCCTCGAATTTAACGAGAGTATCAATGGTGTTGAATTTAACTTGTTGAATGATTTTTTTCATATCGTTATATATAAATAGTTAGAATATTTTTCATTATCCCTGATAAACAACCCAAGTGTTTGTCGTACCCGTGTATTCAATCTCTTCGATTGGGTCTTCAGATAGAACAACCATCATTCCTTCATACACCACATCGTAAGATAATGATGGATTTAAATTGGAAGAACTTGTTTGCTCATAAATTTTAACATAGTATTCCCCTGGTATCAAGTGAAGATTTGATGTTGTTACATTTGAACCAATATAAACCTCAGGTTGATTTAATAAAATATCCAACTGAAAAATATCATAAGATGGTGGATATGATGTTATCGATTGTTCCCGATAAGGAATAAATTGCCAACTTTGGTTGGACAATTTATGACGGATGGTCCACAGATAATATGGATTGGACAACTGTTTGTTTCTTGAACAAGTTGCTATCGGGGTATTATATTGACCTTGGTTTACGTATATCATTACAATCTAATTTATGAACAACCTGTACAATCAGCAGTTTCATCACAATTTGTTACACTCGTACATGGAGTAATAGTTCCACCAGGGTCTATTACAGGTAAATCTACCGCACAAACCTGAGTACTCGCTCCTCCACTCAAAGTTCCCGATGTTGCTCCCAAGACACAATCATCGTATTGATAATTTATTGGACTTCCTGTTTCATTCAACAATCTATAACATAGACAACCTGTAACACCTGAAGTAGGAGTTGGCGAAGGTGTCTGAGTTTGGGTTTGTGTATTGGTTGGCGTAATGGACGGAGTGTTCGTTTGTGTCACACTGGGAGTGGGGGTCGCAGTTGGACAATTTCCAGCGATTGCAGGAAAAACATAAGGGTCGGGGATTGATGCAACGGCTTGACCAATATAATTTACTAATGTGCTCGTTGAAGCACTCCAATTGATTCCATCGTAAGAATAACCAATTTGACCAGCATCTCCTCCAACTCCCATGAATACTGAACCATTCCATGCTAAATCATACACCCTTGTTGTGAACACCCCTGCATAAGTTGCGGCTGTCCAACCAATACCGTCATAGGAATACATCAAAACAGTCGTTCCTTCTCCACCGGCTACTATGATATTACCATTCGTTACCAATGTGTAAACATCCGTACATGCAGGAATCGTTTGACCTGTCCAATTTACTGAATCATTTGATACAAAAATTTTACCTGTTGTCCCACCTGAAACCAAACTGCCCGCTAAAATCCATTTTGATTGTGTATACAACATATCATAGAATCGATTTATTCCTGTGATTGTTTGAGCGGTGTAAACATTTCCCCCATTTGATTTATAGAAATTAGGACTACCACCAGCCCAATGTGATGTTCCGTCATAATAAATGAATGCTTCTCTTATAGAAGGGAATGTTATGGTAAAACTTAAATTAGAACCTGTGATTGCTGTCCAAGTTATACCATCAGTAGATTGTGTTAAAGGATTAGTTGAACCTGCAATTGCCAAAAATCTTGTTCCATCCCAAATAACATCTTCCATTGCGGCATTAGCATTTGTCCTGACAGTTGCTAAATCTGATAAGAACCATTGAATTCCATTATTACTGTACAAACCAAGGGAAATTGCGTTAGGTGTTAGTCTTCCATTCGAACCAACCGCAACCCATCTCGAACCATTAGTGGCAATCGAAGTTATACCTGCAGGATTTGAAAATGTTAGGAATGAATTTGCATTTGGGGAAGAACCTGAAATATTGATTCCGTTTGTTGAATATGCGATAGCATTACCACCACTTGGAGTATTATATGGTTGAAATCCTAAAACGAAATTATTACATATAGGAGTATTAGAAGGAGTATTTGTTTGTGTAACGGATGGTGTATTTGTCGGAGTCGGGTCAATACAATCAGTTCTATATCTGATAATAACAATACCTGAACCTCCATTTCCTCCGAGGGCACCTGTAGTCGTTGAACCACCACCGGTTCCTCCACCTCCACCACCTGTATTAGAAAGACCTGATACACCATTTTGAGTTGTACCTGTTCCACCATTTCCACCTCCACCTAATCCACCTGTACCTGCACTTCCACCATTATCTCTTCCACCTCCTCCACCACCTCCGTAGTAAGTAGGTGTTCCATTGATTGAACTAAGTCTTCCATCTCCACCATTACCTGTACTATCACCAGTTGCTCCTGATGTAGAAGTACCACCACCCCCACCAGCAGGTCTTGAAGCACCCGTCGCACCGTTACCACCATTGGTTCCAAATCCACCAGGTTGTGAACCAGCTCCACCTGCTCCTTGTAATCCTGCTCCACCTCCGCAACCACCATTGAGACCATTACTAACAACTCTCGTTCCACCACCACCTCCACCGATTGCGGTTAAATTGAACACAGTTGAATTACCACCATTTCCACCTCTCGCATTTACACTCGACGTACCTCCACTACCAATTACGATTGAGAATGTAGAAATCGATGCGGCAGTTGTACCAGTTATCAGTCCACCTGCACCTCCACCACCTGAACCACTTGTTGTTGTGATAGAACAACCTGAGTGGGAACCACCTGCTCCACCACCACCGAGGATTAGATATTCAATGGTATTAAATGAACCTAATGAAGAAATTGTGAAATCACCATTGGATGTGAATGTATGAACTCTATATGGAATTCCACCCTCTGTGATATTAGTAATCGTTCCACCTGTTGCTTGAATAAAACAAGAGGGTGTTTGAGAAGGAGTGATAGAAGGTGTTTGTGTTTGGGTTGTAGTTGGGTTAGGAGTTGTTGTATTAGTGGATGTTATACTTGGTGTGACAGAAGGAGTATTCGTTTGTGTTACACTTGGTGTAACAGATGGAGTTGTTGTTTGTGTAACGACAGGAGTATTACTTGGAGTTATTGAAGGTGTCATCGTTTGAGTTACCGCAGGAGTGGGACTCGGGGTAGGTTCAAATATATCCACATAGATATCATTCCTCGGTCTTAGTTCACCGAGGTATCTACTCCAATATTGTCTTAGAAATACTTTATCTGCCATCATGGATTTAAAATAATATTACCCTTTTCTTCTTAAAACAATTCCAGGGAATTGCATTACAGTTGCCGCAGGTGTATAACTTGAAAGAGTTGCTCCTGAGAAAACACTTTCCCATTGAGACACTGCACCATTCCACATTGAAAGACATGCTGTGGTTGAGAAAAAACCAGCACCATTTTGTGTCGGTGAAGTTAAAGGTCCATAAACAGGATAGAAATTATTCAAGAATCCAGGAAAGAATGATTGAATGAAGTTTGTTCTAAATCTAACAGAAGGTGTCGCACCCACATTGGTAGTTCTAATTACACAGAAATATACCCCTTCTCCATATGCTGAAAATGAAATATCACTTGTAAAAGAAGTTGTTTTTGCTCCTGTTGAATTTACAACCAAAGTACAACCTGTACCAATAAGTTGATAAGGAATCAAACCGGAAGAATCACTCATTTGTGCTGTATAGAATCCAAGTTCTACAACATCACTTGTTGAAGTTACCGCAGATATACTATAACTCACACCGGAATAAACATTGACACCTGCATCATAAAATGGAAAACAAACCAAACTATCATATTCATCAGTTTGATAAGTCATTCCTTGATTTGAGATTAAACCCAAACCACCTTTAATGTTACCATACCTTGGCAAGTTCAAAATGTTAGGAGAACCAATACCATTTTGTTTTATATCAATACCTGTGTCATTTCCCAATCCATCTTCAATGGATTGGAAAGTTGATGTCACCCCTGATGAACTATTGGATAGTTTCAAAAGACCTTGGTAACTTTGATTTATTTGTTGTCCTGATAATGAAGACATAAGAAATTTATTTTAAATTGATTTTATTTAATTTGTTGAACCTGATACCACCCATTGACAAGTGTTTATGTTCGATGGTAGAGTAATTATTTCCGTTTTTTCTACCTCTGATAAACAATCCATAATTCTATCTTTAATCATTACACCATATCCCATAGATTGTTTTTGACCTGTTTCAAGGTCGAACTCACACATTTCATCAGGTGAAGTCTGCCAAGTTGTGGTTCCATCACTTGGATATCCCATACAAGTATCAATCCTTGAAATAAGGTCAATCGCTTCTTGTTGTTCTAATAAAATAATATATTTTACCATGTGCTGTATTGATATTTTGTTTTGAGATAAGTCATCACATTATTATACTCTGAACTTGATAACAATCTATTATATGCAATGAATTCGAAAACATCATGAACCTGAGCATTGCTACTTCCAGGGTCATATCCAATATCCAATCTTACTACATTCGTAGAACCTGTCAATGTCGATACGGTAGAAGTTGTGAATGAACCATTCGTGGTTGCAGATAAGAATGTACCGTCTCCACTTGAAGTTAAAAGTACATTTGTCACAGGAGACATTTCCACAAAAGTTGGTTTTGAGTTCACAACCGAACGGTCCACTCCAGGGAACTGACGTGATTGATAATACCAAATATAATTTCCTGTAAATGATGTTGCATTCAAACTATTATATGTTGTAATTGCCCAACCGTTAGCTGATGTAGTGACTCTTTTCAACACAGCAAAAATTGTTTCTGCGGAGAATGAAGTGGATGTTGTGGAACCACTCATGAAATCACGGTCACTAAATCTCATTGAAGTTCCGGTAAAACTTCCAAGAGTTTGACCTGTTACAACTTGAGGTTGATTAGCACCCACTGATTGAACAACTGAACCACCCAATAAACCATAGTTTGTCCATGAAGAAGCAGATGAACCACTTGAAGACATAAACCAAAATTGTAAATCAGTCAATCCACTTGGACTAAATGGTGGAGGAGTAGAACTTGGAGTAGGACTTACAGTTGTAGTTTGTGTCACAGTTTGTGTCACAGTTTGAGTCGGGGTCAAAGTGGGTGTGACAGACGGAGTATTGGTGGGAGTTGACGTAACACCAGGACAATTAGGTTGAAGGGTAAATGTAATACCCGTTCCTGAATAAGTTGGTCCTACCGCAGAATATGAAATCACACTCGCATATCCGTTGAATACAGATGATGTGGAATCCCAAGTTGTTGTTTCTCCTGACCAAGTAGAAGTTGTTGAACTCCATATCAAAGAACTTGTACCACCTGAAATATAATAAACCTCCCCAACGTTCAATAACCCAACAACATTTTCAAATCTAAATTGATTTGAAGGGTTTCCACATTCCTCGAACAAATAAATGTCATAAGGTTCCGTCGGTGTTACC